TGCTTTACTGCCTCTGGGTAAAAAAATACCCGCCGTTGGCAGTGTGTTGATACATACGCTTAAAGAAGGATGTACTGCGTTTCGGCGGGTAACAAATATTCTTTAAGCTACTACATACCAACACGGGCAACCGTAAACCATGTGATATTGTTGCGTCAACCCTTGGTGTTACTCTTTTACGGGGTAAATGCGACGAATTTTGTGATATGCAACTTGTAAATTGTTATTTCTGTGGTGATAGTTCCCAGTCACGCCTGATGTTTCTTATTGACGGCGCAAACTCGTCTATTTGTGGTGAATGCTTAGTAGAAACAGTTCACAAAGCGTGGGTTATCGACACTGAGCGTGCTGAACAGAGTGAACAGGAAGAACAAATTTGACCAAAAAAGCTGAGGCCGCCACCAGAAAACTTGAATTTGGCTCGATGCGCCGAAAGTTGTTTGCCCGCGAATATATAAGGACTGGGAAACAGCGGGATGCGGCAATCGCAGCAGGCTACGCCCCTGGCAGTGCGGACGTTCAGGGGTCACGCCTCATGAAAAGCCCAATCGTTATTGCTGAAGTGCAACGACTGGAAATTCTCAGGGACGCTGAAGAAAAGATCGACCGCATGTACGTCCTTAAAGGCTTATATGACATGGCCGAAGAAGCAGATAGGGACAGTGACAAGATCAGGGCACTCGAACTTCTGGGCAAATCACTCGGAATGTTCGTGGATCAGGTGGAAACCCACACAACCCACGACGTATCGGAGCTACAGGACCCACGACGTATCGGAGCTACAGGAGTTCTCACTTGAGCAACTCCGCGCCACTCATCTGCAACTTTCAGCAAAAAATGACGTAAAGGTGCCCAATTGAGGAGTCTTGACGGCCCTATGCACTTCTATCCCGATCAAAAGCCCACCCGCTTTACACTCTGCAAGAACGGCTGCGTTTATGCAGCGGTAGAAGATACTGATACCTGCAAATACTGCTCCGATAAGCCTAAAAAAGCGAAAACAGCGAGAAGCAAAGCGACATGACAACTAAAACTGTCACCATTCAGGACATCGAACTCGCTTTAGCCTCAAGGTCGTTTGAAGACTTCCTCGACTATGTGCAAATTCTCGAACCGCCAAACGCAACGTCCCGTGGAGGCATTATCAAGTTTGAAAAATGGGGATATCTAATTGAGTTTTGCAAAGAACTTGATACGAGCCGACTCATAAACGTCTTGAAATCCAGACAGCTTGGGTTTTCATGGATACTTGCGTCTTATGCCCTCTGGACTGCCATGTACAAAGAGGGCGCAAACGTACTGGCGTTCTCGCAAGGACAACTCGAATCTGTGGCTTTCCTGAATAAAGCAAGGGTTGTTCACGAAAATCTCCCCCAACACCTGAAAACAGGGCTTGGCAGGGATAACGACACCACCATGGAATTCCCTTCCATGAAGTCGCAGATCACAGCACTTCCCTCTACAGAGAAGGCAGGTCGTGGACAGACAGCTACTCTCGTTATTCAGGATGAGGCCGATTTCCACGACAACCTTGATCTCAACTTTGCAGCAATAAAACCCACTATTGACGCAGGGGGACAGCTAATCCAATGCTCCACAGTCAATAAAAAGAGGGCCGGAACACTGTTCAAGGAGATTCACCGGCGCGCCCCAGGAAATGGGTTCAAAAACATTTTCAACGGGTGGAAATCCAGACCAGACCGGGATCAGGCATGGTACGACCGGGTGCAGAAAGAAGCCCCCGTTACCGACGGTATGTCTCCTGAACTCTATATGGAGCAGGAACACCCCGAAACAGCAGATGAGGCACTCAGGCCGTCAAGGGTGATGGCAGCATTTGATGTTGATGCCATCGAATCAATGCAACTCGACACCAAACTGCCAATCGAAACACGAAACGGCGTGGCGAATATCTACCAGAAACACGTAGTCGGCAAACGGTACGCCGCAGGCAGCGACACAGCACACGGAACTGGCGCAGATTATTCCGTTACTGCTATTATTGATGTCGAAACCGGATACGTTGTTGCCGATATCTACTCGAATACGATTGCCCCAGAACATTTTGCGATGGAATCTGTCAATCTTTTAGAAGATTACAAGAATCCAATTTGGGCTATCGAAGATAACGATTGGGGCGAGTTGACTCTGAAAAAAGCAGAATCACTCAAGTATCCTCGTATATATGAACGAAGAAACGCTCAGGGCAAGCCGTCTGGGAAGTTCGGGTGGCGCACAGATGCCCGAACAAGAACGGTTCTCTGGGGTGAATTGATTGAAGCTGTTCGTGACAGACTGATTATTGTTCCAAGTAAGCCAGGGCTGAATCAGTTTTCCTCAGTAATCAGAAACCCTGATAAAGATGGACGAATTGAGGGCATAGTTGGAACTCACGACGATTACCCAATGGCTGTCGGATTAGCATGGCAAATGCGTAAAGAAGCCTACAATCAAGCCAAGAAAATCAATGTAATTACGAGAGAAGAACGATTGCGCCGTATGGGGAATAACAGGTAATGGTTTCCAAAAAAGACCAACGCTCTATTGAGCGCATTCTCAATAAGGTTGACCGCAAAGAGCAGGTCTTTGAAAAGCGAACAGCTTTCATGGATAGCGATTACGACTGGGGCTGGAAAAACACCCCGTTCGTGCCTATTGCCACAGAAGGCATTCAGCAAAAAGATGCCATAACTACCAACTTCGCAAAGGTGCTGGCGCGCAAAGTCTCTAACGGTGTGGGCTACGCAGAACGAATCGTCCGTGTTATAGACGATGCTGACAACGAGGAATTCAGAGACAAGAACAACGCATACGAACGCTGGTGTGTCGGGATTCTTGAAATAGCAGATGAACGGCTGCAATCAAGCGGCATGAACTCCAGCGTGCAGGGCGAAAATGCGTGGAACGCTGTTGTTCGTGGAGGGTGGATCGGCACCAGAGCAGTCCTGATAAAAGACGCTCAAGGCGAAACAGTACCTGACATTGTTCCTATTGATCCGCGTAACTTGGTTTTTGAAAAAGGCCGTGGTGAGCCTTTATGGGCAGCAATCGTTACTCAAAGGTCACGGCAAGATATTCGCGATGAATATCCTAAATTTGTGTTTGACCTCGAAGACTCACCTCAAAGCTACGCAGATGACGAAGATGAGCTAGCCCGTGTGGTTGATTACTACTGGACACAAGATGGCAAGCGCATGAACTGCGTTATTGTCGATAACAAGTACGCAAAGAAGCCAACGGATACGTTCGCTGTAAACTTCCCGGTTGTTATACGTCTGATCGGCAATAACCCCGGCGTAATGAATTACAGCCTTAAGGACACGATTGACGGAACTCGTGAAATTCCAGGCATTGAAGACGTTGGAGACAGTATCTTTGCTGCACTTCGCCACGTAATACCACAGGTAAACCGTTTAGCGTCTTACCGAATGGCACTTACATCAAAGGCTGTTCAGGGAACGCTAATCATAAGTTCTCGTGACGGGACTAAAGAACTAGACCAAGACGCTTTCAAGTCCGGGTCTGAAGTAGGGCTATCAACTGATAACAATGAAGACATTGCGCTTCTTCCACTATCTCAACTGACGGCAGATGCAGGTCAACTAGAAGGGGAATTGAGGCTTGATGAATCCAATGCCGGTCTTTCTGACCCTGCTTTAGGAAGACTTACATCCCCTGTTTCTGGTGCGGCACTTCAAATCCTTAGTCAGGCTGATACTGAAGTGGTTGCCCCTTACCTTAAAGCTGTAGAGTCTTTGATCGCAGGTATTCTGGATAACTTAGGCAAACAGTATGAAACAGGCCACTATAAGGACATTCAGGTTCGTGGTAAAACCCACACTGACCAGCCCTTTAACAAGGTAATTGCCCCTGATGACATAAAAGGGCATAACCTCTTATCTGTAGAACTCAGGCAGTCACAGCCACAGGACGATTTCGCTTTGTGGCAGGCTGCTCAGGTGGCCTCTCAAGTTGATCCTTCAACTGGCACGGCACTTGTATCCAAGCAATACGCAGCCACTAAGATTGCCAAGGTTCAGGACTACGACCTTGAGAAACGCCGTATGTCTGGTGCGCGAACTCGTGCATCAAGCAGGAAGTACGAATTGCTTACTCAGTGGCATTCAGCAAGACTTTCTGGCGAGCCTGAAGAAGTTATCCAACTTCTCGAACAGGATATCCAGAGAGAGATTGACCGTGAGGAAATGGAGGCTCTTGCGTTAGAGTTCCAGTTCCAACAGGCAGTCAATATCGACCCGGCAGCGGCAATGTCTGGTCAACAGACACCGCAGCCACAGCAACCACAAGGGGTTAATGGAGCAGGGTTACAAGATACGGCAGACCTTGCTACAGTAAGTGCAGACCCTAGATTATTAGCGCAAGCCGGTACGCAGGGTGTGAGTGCTGCTCCCTCTCCTGACGCTGGATATAACACAACCGCCCCTAGAAATGCTGCGGAAGCAGCAGGGCTAGAACCAAACGTATAGGAATTAAGTTATGAGAAATTTTATTGTTCGAGTTAGTGGTGGCGGGCAAGAGAAGTGGATAACTGTAACCGCATCTAGCCAAGCAGATGCAAGGTCAAGAGTTACGCAAGCCGGGTCTGGATGGACGGCGGTTGCTGTATACGACACTATTGCTGATGCTCGCTCAAGCAACCTTGACAACCCAGGCCTGCTTTCGCAGATAGACGCTGCTGAAGCCCAAGGTTTTCAGTCACTTGGCACTCTGGCATTTGCTGGGGCAGGGTCTGCAGGTTTTGAAGATTGGGCATCGGATGCCACTGATTCAGCACTAAGGCGTGAAGCCTTCGAGTTTGGCCCCGGTTTTGAAGCAGGACTCGGCAGGCGTGGTATTAATATTGGCCCCGGTGGTGGATTAGAAGGGCGAATTGCACAAAACCGTCAGCGTGCATTAGAAGACAGGTTCTTCGCGCAACAAGCATTGCAACCTGGTTCTGCGCTGACAACTGAAAACGCCTTCCCAACATTCCAGAGTTTCCTTTCTGGGAGGACTGGTACAGGAGGCGACGCTGGATGGACGAACCCGTTGTTTGGGCAGGCTGGGGCAGAAGCTGCTCGCGGTCTACTGAATACAGCGCGTGGTTTTGTAGCCCCAGCAGCGCAGGCTCTCCCATCTGCTCTTGCTGGCCCCCTCTTGAATCCAGCTACTGTCGGACAAGGGCAAACCCTTGCGAATATTGCTCTTGATGCTGGAAGGCAGCGGTTTGGATCACTGTCCAGGTTCCTTCCAAATGCAGAAGCCCTGTCTCAGTCATTCTTATCACAAGACCGACCCATGACAAGCACGTTTGCTGATTACCTGAATCAGAGGATATTTGGGTAGATGGTTCAGCCGATAAACATATTTGACATGCTGTCGGATACGGCTGAAGGTCGGCGTGTTGGTTTTCAGACGTTTCTTGACCAGTTTGCCCAGCGACCACAGCAACGTCAGATAACTTCGTTCAATCGTCCTTATTTTTCCAACTTGCAAAATCAGGCTGAGAACGAGTTCTTTGGGCAAGCGGGTCAAAGAATCTTGGCAGGCCAAAGCCCTCAGTCATTCACAGATTTCTTGAACGACAATTTCAACCTTGGCAGGCGTGCCAGACGTGCGCCGACACAGCAAATGGGCACAGGCGTTTCTCGCTTCGCATCCCCGGCTCGTTTCTTATTCAACCAGTAGGAGGATTGAATGGCACAGCCTCCTTTTTCTGGGAACGACTTCTTTGACCAGATCGACAGTGTTGCTCGTAATCTAACGGGTAACGCTTTTCGGCTTAAGCGTGACGATCCCGACGCTCCCCAGAAGTTCACTGAGTTTGTAGCCCAGAGCGAGCAAGAGTTCAATGCGACCCAGCCAATCCCGCAAGCAGCACAGCCTACACAGACCTTTCAGGACTTCGAGCGGGGTGGATTTGTGTCGCCAGAAGTGGCAGAAGCGCGACTCCAAGACCCAGATTGGGTAGCATCTCAAACCCAGCCAACTTTTGCTGGTAATGAAGGCGCACCAGGCCCTGCTGGTATGGCTCTACAAGCACTACAAAATATCACAGCGTTCGGTGCAGGGCAGTTTTCTGACCTGACAGGAATTGCACCACAAGAGTTCCGTGACGCTGCTGCCGCTGAACGGGCTAAGATCAACGCAGTCGAAGCAAATAATCCGTTTGAAAGATTCGCTCAGTCTATTGAAGGCAACTTCTTTGCTCCCTCAAAAGCATTCAGACAGACCATAAGCGACTACCCTCAAATCGGAGTAACGCAAGGGGCTGTCGATGCTGCGGGTAATCTTCTAAATACGGCACTACCAGTAGTAGGTTTCCCGTTAGATATCGCTACCGCAGACCCAGAGAACCCAGAAGCAGCCCAGTTCCATGTAGGAACAGGTGACCTTCTGGAAGCCGTAACCGACCCGTTTAACTTCGCAGGCCCTGGCTCATTTGCACTCAAAGGCGCAGGAAGCCGTGTTGTTACTGGTGCGGGAAAGAAAGCACTTAGCGCGGCAGAACAAGCCGCAGAAGCAATCGGTCGCACTGGCGTACCCAACGTGCTTGATACTGTGCCGCCGCAAACGGTTGCAGGGCGCGCTGCTAGGGCGGCTGGTGGTGTACCAGACTTTAGACGAGGGGCGAATGTTGGGAATGATGAAATCCCTCCGGCTATGATGCGTATATTTAAAGAGTCTCCAGGGGCAGATGGCGCAACACTGTCACGGGCTGAACAGATTGAACTGAGAGATTTTCTTCGAGAGAAGGGAACTGACTTCAACAGCTCACCTTCCATTGGAGGAATAATCCGCGGCACTTTCGATAGAAGTTACGGTGGTGATCCTCAGATATATGTAGGATCGTTCAAAATGGGCGAAGCAGGTTTACCCCAATACGTTGTTTGGAATCCATCGAAAGGAAAATTCCGAACACATGGAACGGCTCCTGACGCTACACAGATACGAACTACGAGAGCGCGCATAAAGAATTTCGGAATTGAAAACGTCATGGGTCGCCCCCATGCAAGTGCAGATGAAACAATCGAAATCTTTGGAGAAGATATTCCACAGTCGGGACTACGCCCTTCAACACCAGCCCTCACACCCCCAACCACTCCAGCCACAGGGCGGGCTGCTAGGGGGGCTGGGGTTGACCTTGATGAAAAGTTAACTGCTGCATCAGGACAAGTCAAAGCTGCTTATGGCTCTCCGCAATCAATGCTTGAGATGGGCGAAGAATATCCAAGGTATTGGTATCACTATCGTGTTGCTCCGGTTGCAGAAGATGGTGGAATAAATGCAACACGAATAAGAGAACCTGAAGCGGCAGATATGTTTGGAGCCAATTATGCCGAAGGTGAATATATCTGGTTATCTCCAACGCCTATTAGAAGCCTTGAAGATTCTCTAATAGTTGATATATCTAAACTAACTAATAACGATATTAGGTCTACGGGGCAGTTTGAAGGAAACATTTTGCATCGTGGCAATATTCCGAAATCAGCCATTGTCGAAGCCCCCACCACTCCAGCCAGAGGGCGGGCTGCTGCTGCTAGGGGGGCTGGTGGTGTTCCAACCGCTCGAACAATTAAGTTCATTCGTAATCCAGAAAAAGCACCTGATGTAGGGGCGCGGTTCGGACAGGATGTTGAGCCTGCTGGTAGATATGTTACAGAGGCTACGGACGCTGATATAGCGCGTATCGACGTACAGGAAGGCAGACCGAGGTTTGAGTCTGGTGAGGTAACTTTTGAAAACCCGTTGGAGATACCGTTTGGGGAGGGTTACGAATCTGCAAATAATTGGAAACGCGTACTTTCTGAGCGATACCAAGCCACCGGGGAAGAATTGTCCCAGAAAATTGCAGATGACGGATTTGACGGAATTATTACAACGCTTCCAGATGGGACAACGAGTGAAATCGTAGACCTTACTTCGTTTAGGCAAGCCCCCACCACTCCACCCACAGGCACTGCTGCTGCTGCTCGCCAAGTAACCCCGCAGCAGCAGGCGATCATAGATGACGTTGGCACTGGTGCGCTGCCTGCTGACGATGTGGCTGTGGATGCGCTGGATGCTGCGCCTGTTGCTAGGGCTGCTGACGATGCTTCCTTACGTGCTATTGAGGATGCACAAGCGTCTAGGGCTTCAGGGACAGCGGGTGGCAGTGGCCCCCCGGCTATTAGAAACCGACCAACAGCAGACGCTTCGTTCCCAGAGGGCAGCCGTACTGCGGTCTTCCAACCGGCATCATCGGTTCCGTGGAAAGACGATCCACTGATTCAGCGTGCAGTGAAGGTAATCAGAGAAACAAAGACGCTTCAGCCAGAATCGGCAGCAGCCCTCAGTCGTGGTAGGAAGCGACAGATAGCAAGGGGAGGGCAAGGTGCTCGTACAGCGGAGACATTTAGTGAGGTAGGGCCAGCGTTTAAAAGGGAGCTTGGTGGAGAAATACAGCGTCCTGAATTTGAACCAATAAAAGACCTATTTTCACCAGAAGAGTTGAACGAACTTCGTTCTCGTATATGGGGGCGTGGAAGCGTCCTTGAGTTTGCCGACCAGCCACCCGGATACACCAACTGGAGGCAGTTCAATGCAAGTGAGGCGTTCGACCGTTTGTTCCATCCTGACTCCGCTGTATTGCCAACCCCATCTGAACAGGCATTACTAGAGCGGGTCTTCGGCCCAGAACTTGTAAGGGCTGTAAAGTCAAAGAAGGCTCGTGGTCAAAAGGCGTGGGATATCGCAATGGATATCTGGAACCTTCCAAGGGCTATGCTGGCTACTGGAGACATCTCTGCAACCGCAAGGCAGGCAGGGCTTCTTGGCCCTGGAAACCCGAAGCAGTTCAAAGACGCTTTCATCTCTCAACTCAAGGCTTTTGCCCATGAGGAGTACGCTCTTGCATCTCGTGAGGCTATTGAGGCTAGCCCGAATTTCTTACGATTTACCACTAAGACAGGTAGCCCTAGCGACGCATTTAGTACAGCAAACAGGCGATTACATATATCACAGATTGGGGAATCTGCTGAACGTGGTAGCAGGGAAGAGATATTCCTGACATCTATTGCTGGACGCTTACCCATTATGAAGAACTCGGAACGTGCGTTTGTCACGATTCTGAATGAGTTACGCTTCTCAGTGATGGAACGCATGGTAGATGCAGCGGAATTGGCAAACAGAAGTGATGCAATAGCAAAAGGCATCCCTGGATCGGGGACAACGCCAATCTCAGCGAAGTCCATCGCACTAGCAAGAGAGGTTGGTACTCACGAAGACATTCTAAACATTGTCGCCCACCGTTTAGACATAGAGAAGTTACCGGCTGGGCTGACCCCGCAGGAACACGCCCTTGAGATTGCCAATGATGTTGGCGGTGCTACAGATCAGCAACTCGATGCTATTGCAGCCTATATTAACTACTCAACTGGACGTGGTTCACTTGGCAAGGCTGAAGGAGCAGCACCACTGTTGAACGGGCTATTATTTTCACCACGGCTTGCGATATCCAGATTCCAGTTGCCTCTTTCTGTGCTTACCCGTGCCCCTAATGTGCGGAAGAAAATCGCTATGGACTTAGTGAAATATGCTGGTGGGATGTCATTATTCCTGTGGCTTGCAGATAACTCTCCCGGTGGACATATTGACGTAACAGCCAATCCGTTCTCGTCTGACGTTGGGAAGATGCGTATAGGTAAAACCCGGTTTGACTTTGGGGCAGGCACCTTGCAGGCAATTAGGTTCGTATCTCAAATAGCGACCGGAAAGCGTGTTGCTACGGGAACCCGATCTGTATCTAAAACACACCCGTTTAACCCAGAAATAGCTTCACGATTCCTTCGTTCAAAGGCTCACCCATCATTGGGTCTAGTGTTAGATGTAGGAAACCGTGAAGACTTCCTAGGGGAAGACTTTCTCCTTGATGCTGAGAGTTTCAAAGACTTCGATGTAACAGAAGGTGCATTGCGGAAAAACCCACTCCTTAGAACATTCACGTTTATGTGGATACAAGATGTTGTAGAGGCTTGGAAAGAGTCAGGCCCCATTGTTGGTGCGCTGGCGATTCCGGCGGCGGTAGGGGGTGTGGGGGCTTCTTCGTTCTCAACGTCAGATGATACTTCCATTGAACTCTGGGGCAAGCCAATTACTGACGTGTGGCCGTTCCAACAGGGACTGGCTAAAGAGTTATTCGCACGCACTTCCGACCGTGGCCCTAGTGCTTTCGATCAAGTTGATATCGACCGATACGACGCTCTCCAGGACATATTGGTTCAGTTAGAAGAGGGGATGATAGACAAGCGGACAGCAGTAAACCGTTACTTCTCTATCAACACGTTCTATTCAGGACTGCGTAAGGGCTTAAGTGCGGGAATCTTTGGTGGTAACCCCAGCGAAGAGGCTGTGTTCCCAGAGACTCCCTCTGGCGGGACGGAAGCTGAGAAGGCTGCGTTACAGGAATACTACGATTCATCCACACCGTTCGAGTCTAAGTCAGGGTTCAACTCTGACGAGTGGGCTAAAGTGCTGAAGGTGCTTGAGCGTAAGTGGAGAAAAGATGGAACGCTTGAATACGTGCTTGCCAATACGCACACCAAGCCAGTGCCACAAAATCTGTTAGATATTCTTCCTGATAAGACAAAGGTAACTATCAAGCGTTCAAATGACGCTCGTGCGAGATTCCTAAAATCTGAGGGTCAAGAAGAACCCGATATAGAGTTTGGCTCAGAAGGCTCAGCCCCAGCACCAATACCAACACCAGCCCCAATTCCACAGGCTACCCCTGGCAGTGGATACTTGTGGGAGTTGCAACCACCTGCTCCCAAATAACCTAGTGACAGGTAGTGGTGTTTTGCTGTATATCAAATTGCTGTTATATACTTGCGCGACAACTGAATAAGGTTTCACGATAATTTTACGAGGACTTTTATGGTCACACCAAACGAGGTGGCTGACTCCTCTGAGAATCTCTGAGAATGAATCCTCTCTAGAAACAACCGATTCCCTCCCTTCTGGTGACGAGTTGATTATCCCTGCTGATTGGGATGAACAGCAAGCAGCAGTAGCGACGGAAGAAGTTAGTGTAACTAGCGACGAAGCAATCTCCGACGAGACACCCCCCGAACCCGATGAAACCTCAGAGATAACCGAAGAATCGGCTGTAGCTGAGGTGACCCCCGACGAGACTACTGCTGACGAAGTAGAGACTCCAGAAGAATCTGGAAGAATGCGGACTCAGGAAGAATGGTCTAAGCGAGAGTCATCTATCAGGCAGCGCGAGAATGAGCGCGAGAATGAGATGTATGCCCTGAGAAATCAGGTAGCGCAACTTCAGGCAACGTACTCAGATCAGGTTTTAGAAGCAGAAGTTCGTGGTTATGCACAATCACTGGAAGCCCAGTTAGTTGCAGAAGGTCACGATGAGGCAGGGGCTAATAGGCTTGCGACACAGCAAGCTAATGCGGCCAAGGCTGGGTTTCAAGCTGAACAAAGGGCTAATGCTTTACAGCAGCAGCTTCAGCAGGTAAATCAAGCTGCTGAAATAACTTCTAAGAATGCTTCGGTAAACGAAATGATGCGACAGCACGGTGTTCCAGAAAGCCAGCGAGCATTGCTCCAGGGCTATTCAGACCCCGCTATGGTCGTAGAGGCAGCAAGGGTTCTTGGCGAAGCTGAGGGCCTACGAAAACAACAAATATCGGCTAAACAGGCAGAAGTTCCTTCCGGTGGCGAAGCTAATACTTTCGACGGCGGTGTTGGACAGGGTGGCGCAATAACAGATCAGCAATGGCTGAACTCTGTTTACGCACAGGGCAATTCTAACGACCATGCCCGTGCAAATAAGGTCATGCGTTCCATGGGAATAAACCTTGGTTAGCCTCAAGGACAACTAAAAATGGCAACTGGACAAACTATTACTGATAGTTTGAGCGACTCGCTACCTACGGTGGTAAGTGCGGCTCGAAATGTCCGTGAGTACAAGGGTGTAATGACCCAAATTGTTGACAAGCAGACGCTTGGCGCGGGTGTTGGCAATAACTGGCGAGAGATTGATCTTGCCAAACTAACTGCTCAGGCAATCACAGAGACAACTGAGGAAGACAACCCACAGGAACTCTCTGACAGTGCGATTTCTGTAACCCCTTCGGTTATTTCGGTTCACACAGTCATCACTGACCGTGCTGCTCGAAACGTATCGAAGAACGTCTTCGCTAAAGTTGGCTCACTTGGTCAGCAGGCGATTGAACGACAGAAAGACAAGGACGGCCTGACTGTTCTTGACGGTGCAACGACTTCTCTTTGCGGCACAGGTACTACTCTTACGAGTGGTCATATTGCCGCAGCAGCGTATCGCATTCGTGGTAACACGAGTGAACCTTGGGATGGCCCTGTTGCATTCGTGCTTCACTCCTTCCAGATGAAAGACCTGTTTGACGAACTGGTAGCAGGTGTTGGAACTTACGACATCTCTAAGGGTCTAACGGCTGATGTTTTCAAGAACTCATTCAACCTGCCTATTGCAAACGCACAGGCATACACGGATGACAACATCACTATTTCATCTAACGATGCCAAGGGTGGAGTGTTTGCTTCAGGTACAAACGGTGCGATCATCTGCGTCCAGGCTCGAATGCCTTGGGTCAAGACTATTCGTAACGAGAAACTTGGTGGCGGTGCTACTGAGGTTCTTCACAGGGACGAGTATGCTTACGGAGAACGCTCTTCAGGTAACTGGCTCTACGAAATCCTGTCGGATGCAACTACTCCTACATCGTAGAGAGACTAACTAATTAGTCCCAAACCCGCCTTA